CGCTGAGATTGCCGCTCAGTTCGGCATTTCCACCAAGGCGGTGGCCAATCGGTTCAGCTATATCGGCAGGCCACGATCCTCGGAGGTGGTCGAGCGCCGCAAGGTCGCCAAGGTGGAGGCCTCGTCTGTTGACACCGAGGCCATGATCCTGACCGAGCTGGCCAAGCAGAAGGACGCCTGCGAGCGCCACGCTCAAGCCGTGATGGCTCAGGGCGGTTTCTGTGCGCTTAGTGAAAGGTCGCTGGGTTCCGGCAAGTGGGCGGTGTGCCTCCCGCTGATTTGGCCAGCGAGGGCGGCATGAGCGCGCCTGTCTGGACCCCCGAAATGGACGAGCGTCTCAAGCAACTTCGGATTGACGGGCTGTCGTTCGCGGAGATCGGCCTAACCATGCAGGTGAGCCGTAATGCCGCTGTTGGCAGGGCCACGCGCCTGAGGGCCAAGGGCGTTGAAATTGCCGCGACGGTTCCGCCAGCTTATCAAATCAGGCGCGCACCTAAGACGCCTTCCGAGCCCAAGCCTATACGGACTGCCGCTGAAAACGTCGGGACCGGACGGCATCGGGCCGTTGCGCCTCAAAAGCCGTGGCGCGTGGTTTCCGAGGCAGCTTGGATTCCGCTTGACCCGGACGCCGTCAAGCCGCTGATCGGCAGGCCGCCCTTCACATGCGCCTGGCCTGTCGATGGCGAGGGTTCCGATACGCTTTGCTGTGGCAAGCCCGCGTTGACCGGCAAGCCCTACTGCGAACACCATCACGCGGTGGCGTTCATTCCGTCCAAGCCCCTGACCGTCCGCGACATTAGGAGGCACCTGTGACCTTCACAAGCAATGCGCCTCCCTCAACCTTTGGAGCCCCTCGGCCGATTTACCCGGAGCCCGCCTATACGGTTGACCCGGGGCCTTCCGGCAAGGATTATTTCCGGGGCATCCTCGCGGCTGTCTGTGTTAAGCGTGGCGTTGCACCGGCGGACGTGATCGGCCCCAGCCGTCAGCAGTATGTCGTCCGCGCGCGTCACGAGGTGATCTGGACAATGAGGCAGGCGCGGAAGGCCAACGGCAAGAGGCGCTTCAGCGATTCCATGATCTCGCAATGGGTGAACCGTGAGCGGTCGGTAATGGTGACCGCTGCAAAGTCGCATGAAAACTGGATGGGGATTCGCAAGTGAGCGTCGGCGCGATTGATTGGGCTTTCAAGGTCGAAGACGTCAACGCGCCGTGCAAGCTGGTGCTGCTGGCCCTCGCCAATTTCGCGAACCTGCAGAACCAGTCCTGGGCCTCGCAATCGACCATCGCCAAGATGACTTGCCTCTCGACGAAAACCGTCCGGAAGGCCCTCGCCATGCTGGAGGCTGACGGCTTCATTTCGAGGCAGGAACGCCGCCGCGAGGATGGGTCACGGTCCAGCGACGTCATTACCCTGAACCTGTCTCAGACCGGGTTGGGGGGGGGGGAAGGAGGTTCCGGGGGTGGGGAACGTAGTTCCGGGGGGGTGGGGAACGACGTTCCGGGGGGTGGGGAACCACGTTCCCCCCTAGAACCGTCAATAGAACCGTTAGTAAGAACCATAACCCCCCTTAGTCCCCCCAAGGGGAAAAATGGAAGGCGGCTTTCGGAGGATTGGATTCCATCGGATGCGGACCGCGAGAAGGCCAAGGCCGAGGGCCTGACAGAACCGGAGATCGAACGTGCAGCGACTGAATTTCGAAACTACTGGTGTTCCCGCCCCGGTGCGGGCGGTGTTAAGCTCGACTGGGGCCGAACCTGGCACAACTGGGTCATCCGTTGCGCGGACGGCAGACGCGGAGGTCGCTCGGGCATGGCTTCTCGCACAGCCCAGCCCGGAGGAAGCCGACAAGGCTCTGGTGACTTCGCTGAGATCGTCGCTCGCCGTCGAGGTTACGGTTGACGTCTCGATCCGCTATCCGAAGTCCGGAGGATTCCGCGTTCATGCGACCGGCGCGAGGGTGCTTCCCGGAAGCGATGCGGAGAACATTCCGCAGGCCGCTTCCCGGATGCGCGCGGCATTGACGGGGCCGACGAAGGAGCAAGCGGAGGATTGGCTTGTCATGCTCCAAGCCGCGTGTGCGGGTGGAAGGCGATCCGAGATCGGCGCGACGGTGGCGCTGGAACTTTACGCCGGCTGCCTGATGCGCTTTCCGGCCGACGTTGCCAAGGCGGCTTGCATGAGACTGGCGCTCAATCCTCGCCCCGGCGGAAACTGGTTCCCGACGCTCGCTGAGATCAACGAGGCCTGCGAAGCGCTGGCGTCATCCCGGCGGCTTATGGCTCATGCTCTGGAGGCCGCATGACCCGCCGCCGCAAGCCCTTTGACCCCGCCGCATCCGAACGCCGTAAAGCCGAAACCCGCGCCGAAGTTGAAAGGCTGGAGGCGATGGGCGCAGATGTGAATCTTGGATCGGACGGCAAAATCCTGTCGGCCTGGCGCTCTAACGTCTTCACCGTTCTCCTACGCTCCGGAGCCATCAACCAGAACCACCACCACGCCGCCATGAGGCTTGCCGAGGATTGGGCGATCTGGAAGGGGCTCGCCGGATCACGCGGCTCAACGGTCCAGGTTGATGGCGGGGCCGGATCGGCGGAACTGGTATCCGACGCCATGATCCAAGCTGGACGCCGTGTCGCGCGCGCTCTGGCCGCTGTAGGGCCTCTCGACGCCTCCCTCCTGTCCGCGTTCATGGTGGCCACGGTGGAGGAAGATCGGCCCATGCAGTGGCGCGGCATCGTTGAGCGCGTGACGGGCATCCGGTCGCGCGACGGGCAGTCGGCGGCGGTGCGTATGGGGCTCGAAAATCTGTGGCAGGTTTTCACCGGGACAAAAGGTAGAGCATGACCCGTTATCTTATCGTTCCTCCGGTTGTAAGCGCTGAGATGAAAAGGGCCTCAGAGCGAAACAACGTCGATTTGTGGAATATTTTAGGAGTTTACCCCCAGCGCAGTCGGGCGGAAAAAACAGCCCGAAGAGAGGCCATTTATGCGCTTTGGGATATGCAAAAAGAGGACGGATCGCGTAGATTTAGCGCGGGCCAATTGGCCATTTATTTCGGCACCTCATCTGTCGCAATCGGACAAACGCTCAAGCGGCGCAAATAGCTGTTGACGGTCCGGGCCTTTGGTCCTAGTGTCACCTCATAGGCCGCTGGGGCCTAGAGGAGATGCAGATGACCAACGCAGACATCACCGTCAATCGTTACGGCGAGCGCGGATTTTACATCAACATGTCTGGCGGCTTCAACGTCGCTTGCGCCACAAAGGAGGTTGTTGACCTCATCGTGCTTGGCGCGGCTGCAAAGGGCCTTTCCGTTTACGACCTCGACCGGGAAATGTTCCTGACCGGCGACGTTGGACAGCTTGCCGGGGAGCCCGCCGAATGACCCGCGCCGAAGCTGCCCGCGTCCTGATTGCCTACGGCCTCTCAGCCGCCAAGGCGCACGAGATCGCCCTTGACTACGAGCGAGGCGTTACCCGCGCCATCATCTTCGTGCAACTCGCCCTCAACGACCACCCAATCGCGCCCGGCCTGCTGGCCGACGTGACAGCATAGGAGCCCACCGAATGACCCGCCTCATCCGCCTCGCCGCAGAGGCCATCCTAACCGCCGCCGCGTTCACCGCGCTGGCATGGCTCCTGATCGCCCTAGCCGCTATCGGAGGTGCGCTGTGAAGCCCCGCCAGCGCATCCCGTCCCGCATCGACCTCATCAACGCTATCGACGAGGCCGAGACCTTCGGCGATATCGGGCGCGGCATGTCCGCCAGCCTCTACACCCTGGCCGATAGCCTGCCAGACAACGTGCTTGCATCGTTCGCCCGGCGGACGCTGGAGGCTCACCGCAACATGCGAGGGACACAATGACTGATCAACACACGCCCGGGCCGTGGCGCTGGGTGCCGGAGCCAGACACCTCGTGGCCGTGGTTTAAATACGAGGATCTTATGTCCGCTTCTGGTGACATCGTGGCCACGGGCCGGTCGGATGATCTCTCAAGCGAAATTATGGTCAGCCACGCAGACGCCCGCTTGATTGAAGCCGCACCTGAATTGCTGGAGGCGCTGGAGGGATACATAAGCGATTGCACAAACGATGAATGCGAACGATGCATCAAGGCCCGCGCCGCCATCGCCAAAGTGCGAGGGGCGCAATGACCCCCGCTGACCTCCGCGCCCTCATCCAATCCACCAAGCTCAACAACACAGCCTTCGCTCGCCGCATGGGCCTCAACCCCCGCTCCATCCGCCGGATGCTCTCCGGAGAACGCGAGATCACATCGCGCACGGCGGCAAACGCTCAGATGGTGGCGATGGTTGTGAAGATGGAGAAAGACGCATGACCATTGATCCTTACCAAGTCTTGCCTAAGGGCTCAAAGCTATCCGACTGGATCAAACACGACGGCGGTCCGAGGCCTGTATCTCCGGAAACCATAGTTCATGTGGATGTTCCTAATATTAAATTCGTTCCATGTTCGGCGCGGACGTTTGACTGGAGCAAAGTCGAACAATATCGCATCGTTGATTTTCCTTCAAATCCCGACTCCCCCAACGACCACTACCGCCAGGGCGATATCGAGTGCATCGACGCGATCCGCGCGGCCCTGACTGACGAAGAGTGGCGGGGCTTCTGCAAGGGCAACGTGCTGAAATACACATGGCGCGAGAAGCATAAAGGCGGCGACGGCAGCCTGCTCAAGGCGCAGGACTACCTGCGCTGGGCAGTGGCGGGCAAGGCGGAGGGCAAGCGATGACACCTGAAGAACTGGACAAGGCCACGGCGGATGAGGCCTGGCGACTGCTAGAGGAGGGCCAAGACGTCGCCGTCATCGCCGCCCGCCTAGCCCGAGAGGGCTGGACCCCGCCGCCGACCGTCGATCCGGACGTGCTGGCGTTCAGGGAGTGGGGGAGTAAGGTTGAAAATGCCGCCTACCGGGAAACAGTGCTTGCGGGCGAGTGGGACCACGGCTTCGCCGCGAAGGGATTTGTCGCCGGAGCCCGCTACGCCCGAGAGCAGGAGCAGGAGGCGGTTATCGCGCTGGCGGAGGCTCTGAGGTCATGACCGAGGATGAGTTGAAGGCGGCGCGTCTGGATGACGCGCGGGCGCTGGAAGCCTTACGCATCTGCGAAAAGCGGCCGAGTGGGGTGACGTTCCGCGAGTTGGCCGAGACTGCCGCCCGCCTAGCCCGCGAAGGCTGGACCCCGCCCGTTGATCCCGACGCGGCGGCGTTCCGGGAGTGGTGGGAGAGCAAGGCCAGCACCCATCGCCCCCGCGATGCCTACCTCGCCGGAGCCCGCATGGCGCGGGAGCGGGAGCAGGAACGAGCGAAGGCGCTGGAGGGGCTGCTGAGGGAGATTGAGCCTTACTCCAACTTCATCCCATGGTTTGACCTTCAAAACCGCTTCGACGCTCTGCTCAAGGAGCCCACCCCATGACCGACTGGATCGAACACACAACCGACACCTGCCCGGTAGACCCGGATACGGTGGTGGAGGTGCGGCTTCGCGGCGGCTACGTGCGGCCTGCGGATAAAGCTGGTGACATGGATTGGGGCAGCTTTTGGGTGGCGTCCTTCAGGCCGCCGCTTGGTTCGCCGATACTGCATCCACTCGACGTCACCCACTACCGCATCATAACCCCCGCCCCGACTCCGCCTCTGTTTCTGTGCGGTGATCCCGTCAAGCCCCCGGAGCCCGAGATGACCAAGACGCACGATGACTACACCGGCCCCACGTTCGGTGTCCCGACCAAGCCCGAACCCGACCTCATCACCCTCCGTCTGGAGTGCCTGAAGCTGGCAGTGCAGAGAACACGCTCCCCGGAATACTTCTCGTCGGATATTTCCACGCTTCGGCGGGGCGCCGACGCCCTCCTCCACTACGTCCTCAACGGATCGGTAGACAAGGCGTGAGGCTTGGGGCATAGAAGGCAGGCTCAAGCGGATGCAAAAGAGCAACCCGCCCGAAAGGGTCCTGCGGCTTGCGGGGGTAACGGGACTTCCGGCACACGCCACCGACACGCAGAAGGTCGGGGCGCTACAACTCAGGGGCCGGATGGGATGTCGTGGTCCCTACCCGGCCCTTGCCATTTGCGCTATCCAGCTTGCCCACACGCTCAGGTGTGCGGCCATGCGATAGCTACGACGTATAACCTCCAGATTATGCGCTAGGCCTGCGGATATAACAGCACCCTTGACACCCGCCCGCCTCCATGCCAATGGGAAACACTAGGAGCGCGAATTGCGCCGATAGATACCCGCCGTCAGCGCGCTGGCGGTTCGAGGGCCGGGGGAAACCTCGGCCCTTGCCATTTAGCTCCCCCGCGCGGGAAGCCGGTCGGCGACTGGTGCAACGACCGGAGAGGGTCGGGTGCGCGAAAGGCCCGGCCCTCTACTGCGGCACACCACCCGGCGGCAGGCTACCGGCAAGCAGCATTTCGACGGCTAGTGAAACCGGGCCGCTGATTTTGGTCTTTCCGCGCTCATAATCGCGGATGGACTCCCCAGGGTCCCGGCCGCCAAGGCGCAGGACCCGACCCATCTCGGAGGCCTTAAGCGGTCGCCCAAGGCCCCACATAAGGCCAAGGGTGCGGCGGGCGTTGTAGAGGTCAACTGGGGTCAAGTTCGCGTTCTCCAGCTTCGATGGCCTCGCTGACAATGCGAAGCCAGGTCCGATACGGCGGCCAAACGTCGCCCAGCGCGCCTGATGGCCCAAGGCTCTGAATGTTGCCTTGGGTCGTTTTCAGGGCCTCCAGCATAAGCCGGAGGGCGTTAGGGGCGCCCTTCACGCTTGCCCCCTGAGTTCGTCGTAGAGGTCGGAAACCATCTGGTCGATCAGATCGGCCCCAAGAACGGCCCGGCAGGCTTCCATGGCGGACATGCCCTCGGCGATCTTGGAGAGGATAGCGGCGCTGATTGCTTGGGTCTTGGTCATTTGTCTGTCCTCGTCAGGTGGGGCGTCGCCCCGTGTTGATGTCTAGATAATACGGATATTATCCGGCCCGGCAACACCTAATGCGGATTAATTCCGTAAAAAGTTCGCGTCCACTACGGACAAACCCCTTCGGCCCCGTCATCGCGACACCCTACGCAAACCCCGCAGGCGAATGCACGCGGGCCGATCCCTCACGCATCGACGCCAGGAGGCCGCGAGGTCTGGCGAGAGAGGCGACCGTGAAAAACAATCAGCGGAAATCACCCGGCAATGTGGGCGGCGCTCGCCCCGGCGCGGGAAGGCCCAAGGGCTCCCTCAACAAGGCCACGGCGGACATTAAGGCCGCAGCTCAGGCCTACACCGAAGACGCCCTCGCCACGCTGGCCCAGATCATGAAGGCGGGTGAGAGCGAAGCGGCGCGGGTCGCGGCGGCAAACTCCATCCTCGACCGTGGGTTCGGAAAGCCCCGGCAGTCGGTGGATTTGGACGCCCAGGTCAAAGCCGACTTCTCGACCATCGAGCTGGTGGGTGTGAGCCCTGAGTAAGGTTCAGATGCAAATCCCGGCCAAACTGGTGCCGGTGTTCATTGGCCCAGCAGACGTTCGGGGGGCATACGGCGGACGGGGTTCTGCGAAGTCGCGGACGTTTGCTAAGATGACCGCTGCCCGCGCCGTGATGTGGGCTAGGGCAGGCGAAAGCGGGATTATCCTGTGCGGTCGCCAGTTTATGAACTCGCTGGCCGACTCCTCAATGGAGGAGGTCAAACACGCCATCAACGAAGAGCCTTGGCTGAAGCCGCACTTTGAGATCGGCGAAAAATACATCCGGACGACCTGCGGGCGCATCGATTACGCCTTCACCGGGCTGGATCGGAACATTGACTCCGTGAAGTCGAAGAGCCGCATTCGGATTGCATGGATTGATGAAGCCGAGCCGGTCACTGAAGAGGGCTGGACCAAGCTGGACCCGACGCTTCGGGAGGAGGATTCTGAACTTTGGGTGACATGGAACCCGGAGGGCAAGAACAGCGCAACGCATCGGCGCTTTCGAATGAGCCAAGACCCTCTGGTCAAGGTCATCGAGATGAACTGGCGGGACAACCCTTGGTTCCCGGACATTCTGAACCGGAAGCGGTTGAGGGACATGGCAGAGCGCCCGGATCAGTATGACCACATCTGGGAAGGCGGCTTCAAAGAGATCACAGACGGAGCCTACTTCGCCAGCGCGCTGACGCAGGCCAAGGCAGAGGGCAGGATCGGGAACGTCTCGCCTGATCCGCTTATGACGTTCCGTGCGTTCTGGGATATTGGCGGGACTGGAGCCAAGGCTGACGCCTGCAGCATTTGGATTGCCCAGTTCATCGGGCGCGAGGTTCGGGTTCTGGACT